CATTTGCAATGTGGACAAGAATCTGCGCACGGCGCGTCACGAGAATCCAAAGGTAACCTTAGATCCCATACGGCGGCACAACTCTTACAGTTATATGAATATGTCATATTTTAAATTCCTAGGTCCGTGAATGCCTTTTTAACCAATGAAGGCGTAAGCGTCGAATATTTTTTAGTCAACGCTTTATCTTTCATAGCAATAAAAATCTCAGCATCCTTTTCGCATACCTCTTCAAGCAGACGAATAAAGGACATCTCCTTTTTCATTTTAGGCCAACGTGGATTTCCTACAAGTAGTAATGGCAGCATATTAACATGTTTTTTCATTGACATGTGCATCATACCAGCTGGCGATGGATTAACCGTATATGGAGGAGCGCCTGCCGGCAAGTCAAAAACAATATCAGCTCTAAAGGCTGCTTGTAAGATTGTTTTTAATTCATAACTCGCATTCTCTTGTAGCAGCGCAATTCTATCTGCCTGTTTATCAGCAGTCTGCACGGCTTCAAATACCTCAAACGGTAATTTATTTACATTATTTTTTGCTGTTTTCATAATCTACATTCTTATTTATATGTGAAAAATTCTTCGGCACAATCTACCAACATATTACATCTTTTGGAGATAAGATAATTTAATACCTTACTGTTGGATTTTGCTGGTGCCGAGGCATAAGCTTCATTGATTTTTTGTACCACTTCATCGGGTATACACGATAAGTCAATGACACGTGAATTGCGAGAATAGTTACGATAGACGTCATCTGGCATAACATCCCTAAGGTTGCCTTTTTTCAGTGCAGCATACCATTCATCAATCTTCTTAGCGCTTAACGGTTTTTGGCGTCCGCCGTCAACAAACACGCGATCTTCAGAGAGTACATTTGGTACACCATCTCCGCTGTCTCCACGGAAGATATGTTCACATAGGTAACGATGCGGATTTGAATCAGTGACTAGCTTTTTGGTCATTGGACTAAATTGAGTTACATTATCATACTTTTGCAGCTGGATAAAATCTTTATCAGCGCTAATGATCATGACTGGTTCATAAGAACCAAACTCTTGTGTATTTTCAACAAGTGTTGCAATAACATCATCGGCTTCTGCGTGTGGTGCACCAACAACACTATATGGCATATGCTCTATAATCTCATCACGTACTGTATTAATAATGCCAAAGATCATATCCCAATCTAATGGAGATGAGTCTCTATTCTTTTTGCGTGATGCCTTATATTCAGGATAATATTTTTTGCGCCAACTTCCACTGTCAACCGCGAGAACCATGCGTCCATACTTATCACGGTATTTGACATTATACATTCTCAAGCTATTGAGAATAATATGACGCATAAAATCTTCAGTAATATTTCCCCGCGCTGATTGAGAGAAGATTCCCGCAATAGCAATTCCGCTATAGTCTACAATTTGCATACGGTTTATTATATACTAATTTGCCTAGTTTGTAAATCATTTTTTCCATAAATTTTTTAAATGACTGGCATTAATTTTGCACCCGATAAACTCATTGTAATAATCATCTGTTAATAGCACTTCTTTAGTGAATTGCCACTTTGCTTCAATATAAGATAGTTCGCCTTTTGCTTTACAAAACTCAAGTATTTCACGCTGAAAATCAGCTGGACGTTCATCAACCAAAAGCTTAACTTTTTCACTGCTGCCATAGTACTTTGCCCAATCACTTTGAATAATGTCAATACGCTTTCGTTTTTGGCCTTTCAATGGCGGACGTTTTCTTTTTGTAATTAGCAGCTTTTTGCCAATATACTTTTTGCCGTTTGAGACATCTGTAATTTCATAGATGAATCCAATGCAGCCTTCTGCAATCTTTAGTTCGGCATCTTCTTTTGTAAATACATTATTTTGATACGTCCATGGACTCATACGATTTATTTATTCATCATCATCCGATTCGCCTTCGGTGCCATACAAATGGTGTGTACCACAAAACGGGCAAAACTCTGGATATAATTCATCGCGCTCTAAGTCTCCATAGTCATCTTCATCGTCACAATAGTATTTGTCGTCATCATCGTCCCAAATAACTTCATATACATACTTGCATTTTGGGCATCTATTATTTTCGTTCATTGTCTTTATGCTTCACACGTAGTGCAGGTTGTAATTGAACGTGCAAGTTCTTGTGAAGGATTTGTACCACGTTGATAATACAAGCTCTTAATGCCGTTCTCCCAGGCAAAGATCATAAGTTCATTTACAAGCTTTGGCTTTGCATCAGATGAAATCATGATGTTTAAACTCTGCCCTTGGTCAATGTATGGTTGGCGTTGTGCAGCTTGAATAATAATATCCTTCTGAGAAATTTCGCCAAACGTTTTAAATACAGCGCGCTCTTCAGGAGTTAGTGTTGTTAAGTGTTGCACGCTGCCACCGTGAACAAGTATATCTTTCCAAACATCAGATTTATCCAATCCTTTGCGCTGCAGCAATGCTTTAAGATATGGATTCTTAAATGTGAATTTACCTTTGGCAAGATCCTTAACAAAGTAATTACTATTAAGCGGTTCAATACTTGGACTTACTTGTCCTAAGATAAAGCTACTGCTTGTTGTAGGTGCAACCGCCAGTGTTGTTGTATTACGGCGTCCATAACCAACGAGTAGTTCAGGCTCTCCATATAGTGTGGCAAGTTCCGTTGTTGCTGCATCGGCGTCTTCACGTATCTTACTCCAAATTTGAATGTTACGTGCTTGTGCTTCAATACTCTCAAATGCAACATCATTCTTTTGCAGGTAACTATGCCAACCTAGTACACCTACGCCCAATGCGCGTTGACGTATTGCAAAATTACGAGGTGCGCTCATATGCGCCATACCTTCGCTCTTGTCTATAAATTCCGTCATAACGGCATCCAAGAAATATACGAGTGTTTGTATGGCATCTGTCTGCGCAAGTTCGTCCCACAGCTCAAGGTTGAGGCTGCTAAGATTGCATACAAAACTTTCGTCGGCCGTTGTGCTTAGGAAAATTTCACTGCATAAGTTACTGGCATGAATAGTTTTACCTTTATCCTTATAAACCTGCGGTGCAGCATTATTTGCGTTATCACTAAAGAAAATGTATGGATATCCACTCTCAAATCGTTTCTTGATAACCTTGCCCCATACCGAACGTTTTTCTTTATCGCCCGCCTTCATTAAATTCATCCATTCATCACTAACAGTAACGCCAATACTCATATTTTGTATCTTATGGCCTTCACCTCGAATTTTTAAAAATTCTTCAATATCTGGATGATCAATTGGTAGGTATGCCGCAAAGGAGCCACGTCGTACATTGCCTTGCGAGACAACATCCATAAGTCCTTCATACAGCTCCATAAAATGGACTGCACCAGTACTTGTTCCTCCACTATTAATAGGTGCGCCGCGTCCACGTACATCACCAAAGTATGCGCTTGTTCCCCCGCCATGCTTTGTCATCATTGCAACTTCAGCATATTTACTGCCAGCAATTTCTTCAAGCGAATCGCTAATATAACTGCCAAAGCAACTAATAGGTAACCCGCGCTTACGTCCAAAGTTGCTCCAGATTGGGCTGCTTAAAGAATAATAACCAGCATGTAAGTAACCTAAAAATTTTGAGCCGAAGCCTTTAAGATTTAATAATTTCTCTGCATGCGCTGCAATATCAGCCATGCGCGCCTCAGGCGTTTCGCCTTCTACCAAATAGCCACGTTCAAGGAATTTTCTTGAATCGGCATTCAACCAATGTATTTGTTCATTCATAATCTAAATTTATATATCGCTTAAAACAAATCGTCTTCGCTAAAGCTTTGGCCTTTTTTGCTATATTCTGTGGGTCTGCTGTGGAAAAAATCGGTCATGTTATTACCGTGTAATTGCTCGTCAAACCAAAGAGTATCTTTTAGCAGTGTCTCATCGCATGTGAAAGGTTGTGCAAATCCAATTGCAACCATGCTTTCATTTATACGACTCTTGATAAACTCTTTAAGAATTGGTGCACTTAGTCCGTGTTCGTTTACGCCGTTAACCATCCAATCAACAATCTTGCTCTCAGCTTTAAATGCCTCGATTGCTTCACTTGCAATGCGCTCTTCAAGTTCAGCGTCAAAGAGTTCAGGATGCTCTTCACGTATGGTATTAATAATCTTAATGCCTACAAGTGCATGAATATTTTCTTCATTGCGAGTATACTTAACTTGTTGGTCTGTATCTTTAAGTACATTCTTAAATGTAGCAAACCAATTGATTACATAAAATTGGCTAAAGAGACTTACGTTTTCAACAAAGAGCGTAAATAGGATAAGAGCATATAGGTATTGCTTTTTACTATCCTTATAGAAACGATGTGTATATTTCTTTAGGTACTTAACACGCCCTTGAATCCATTCCAGCTTGAGGTTTTCTTCAAACACATCTTCAAGTTCAAGAACCGAAAGCAAGCGTTCATATGCGCTGTTATGAATAACTTCAATGTTGGCCATTACATAACCCAAGTCTTGTAGTGCAGGATGCGGCAAGTTTTCTCCAAGTTTTGCCCAGAATGTTTTTACCGCAACTTCAATTTGACCAACAGCACTCAATGTGCGTACAATAATCTCACGATATTGATCTGTTAATACGGTCTTGAATTGATGAACATCTGCACTAAAGTTAAATTCTTTATCTGTCCAAAAACCATTATGCATGGCCTCAATGAATTGTTCAGTCCATGGATAATGGTTTGGTTTTCGTGAAATTTGTTCTTCAAAAATGCTGTGTTGTTTTGTCTCGTTATTCATAAATCGTAAAGCGTGTATACTATTATTATATACTAAAAAGGTAAAATGTAAACAAGATTATTTACGATTTTCATTCATGGCCCGACGGCGTATGCTACGCAATGCGCCATTATTTGAATCTCTCAAAATGACGGTATGTTTTGGATTTTTCTTTGCGTAATTATACAAGCTCTGTTGCTCGTCATCAGCCAAGTCTAGGTATTTACCCCAGCGCTCAAACTTATTACGACCTGTTTCAAAGCGTCGGAATATTTCAGATGGTACATTAAACAAGCGCCATGTAGCGCCTGTCTTTGGGTAATCTGATGGTGGCATCGCTACCGATGCGGTTGTTGTGTCTTCAGTTTTCATTGAACAATATCGTGTTGAGTAATTAAGATCCGTTGACGTGTTTTATTGTGTGTTGCCGTATACACAGGTACGCCAAAAATAGTTCCGCATGGAGCAGCATTTTCACTTATTGTTACCAGTGACTTTTTAAGAGCTAGGACTTCGCCTGTAAGTGGC